ATTTCTGATATTTCTCGATAGATCGTCCTACAAACCAGAACGTCAGCATCATGTTGAGCATAGCGAAGTCATCCTCGTCATAGCTCTTGGTCAGCACTTCTGCCCAATTTGCATTGGTCTGAAAAGCAATCGTTAACCCTGCAACTTTAACGGCCACATAAACACCGAAAGCAATCCAAGTAAGACCGGGACGGGTAACGGCAGTGATAAAAGAAGCGAACCAGCCAGCTTCCTTTGCGGTCTGGGCCTGTTCCTTGAATGCCTCCTTAATCGTATCCATTTGCTGTATCGAGTAGTCAACATACTTCTCCTCCATCTTGAACTCACCTCGCATCTTCTCAAGGTCAGTCTGGAGTTGAAACATATTGAGTTCGTGAGCGCGTTCATTCTTCTTATCAAGGAATTTAAGGACTTCCGGTGCAAGCCTAAAGAGACCGCCGAAGATGCTACCTAGCAAACCGCCGCCGAGTAGTTCAAACATTATTTACCTCCCTTGATTCGCTCCCGCTCTTCAAGCAATCGCACTTTGACCTGAAGCTCATTGATATGGGTCATCAATTGCTCTTTCTGAATAGCGCGTTTTTCGGCGCTGATAGGTGAGTCAGTCGGCGTACCTTCCTTGGTAATCAAAGCAGGCATCTGACCCTCGATTTTGGTCAGTCGCTCTGAGAATGAAGCGACCTGCCCCAATAACCAAGCAAGCGCCGCCACTACGATAGGTATAATCGCTTTGAGAACGTCTGACCAAGCCATGTCATATCCCCAGCAATTTCTTAACGAACATTGCAGCGACTCCTGGCCCAAGCAGCACAGCAGCAATTGTGATGTACAGCAGCCACTCAATGTGGCGCATACGCTTGCTGCCGTCGCTTAGACGCTTCTCAATATTCTCATACCGCGTGGCGCAAATGGCCTCATGCACTGACAAGCGCTTGTCCAGATCGTCGCTCATAATCGGTCACGCTGCTTGCTCTTCTACTGGAGGAACCTCCTGCAAGGGTGTCATGGGTGGCTTTGCAGCCTCTTTCATGCCGTCAATCAGTTGGTAGACCTCTTGATACGGCCGAGTGCCAAGATAGCCAATAATCTGATTAGCAAGCTCAATGGGAATATGCAGTTTCATGTTTACTCCTGTTATGCAGCTTGTGGTGTTTGGGGTGCGTCGAGATCGAGCGCATCGACCGTGGCTTGTGTAATGTCGCCAGCGTCTACGAGCATTTGCAAGACAGGTTTTACCTCGCTAATGAGCCTAGCAAGAGCTAATTCAATCTTTGCGGTTTTAATCGTGGGCGACGTGTCGTTGTCCCATTTTACTCGCTCGGCTAAAGACATAACCTCTCGAAGCTCAGCTTGACCCACTCGACGGGGTAGTAGAACATTTTCTTTCAAAAGCGTGGTAGTGGGAAGAATAATCCTATTTACCCATTTCTCACCATCCCAAGCCGCGCCCATTTGAATATCATCAGGGATGAGCGTGTTGTAATAGGCTGCAATATCAGGGTGGTAAAACTTAAATGGGTCGCCGGGGGCGACATCCCGAACGATGTCATTCTCAATCCATGCGTGTTTCATATTAAGTAGCCCTATAGAAAATCATTACACAACCATTGCCGCCACGACCGCTATACACATAAGAATAAGACGAATTGGTAGCCACCACCGCGCCACCACCGCCACCAATTCCTCCTGAACCGCCAGTCAAATAGGTGTAAGTTGACCCGCTTCCCGTAAAAAATATACCCCCTCCGCCGCCGCCAAAACCTCCTGCTCCACCTATAGGATATCCAAAAATGCTTTGAGAAAACAATCCGCCACCGCCACCGCCTATCCCACCATTACCGGGAGTACAAAAAATATCATAATAATTAACGCCGCCACTAACGTCATTTACAAATTTTCCGCCTCCGCCTGAGCCAGCTCCACCATCACCGCACGCTGGCATTCTTTGACCTTGCGCTCCTGTCGCCCAATAGGTGCCGGAACTATCACTACTCCAGATCCAGCCGTGCCCACCGTAACCATTTAGAGTTTTATTTACGATATCAAAAAAATTACCTTGATTATTTGTTGGCGAACCATTTGTAAAAGTAAATGTAGGGTATGAAGGGTTTGCGCCGCTATTTCCTAGCAAAAAAATAGGCCATGATGGTTGTCCGCCACCTGGATTTGCCTCGTTAGCCACAACCCCTTTATTAGACCATGAAGTAAATGCGTAGTTATAAGCAGCATTTGGATTTACACTATTCTTAGATTTTGTCTGTGATCCACCGCCTCCAGTGGCATTACCTATACCTGAACCATACAATCCGCTACCGCCGCCGCCGTATATATAGGGATAAATGGTATAGTCAGCTACCGAAGAATTGCCGGATGGCGCAGCTGAGCCATTGGGGCTCCAACCATTTCCGCCTCCGCCATAAACACTAATAGCACTGTTATAGGTTGCTCCACCTGTACCATACGGAGATCCAGACGCCGCGCCTCCACCGCCTCTGACATTACCCCCTCCGTTAGTCCCACCTGACGCTGTGTAACTCCAAAGTGTGCCGGATTGACTGCCTGCGCCACCAGCCGTAGTGGCAGACGTAGCTTGTTTACCACCCTCCCCTCCCGTAGCGGTAAGCAACGTAGAAAAAGATGACGTACCACCTGCATTGCCAGTAACCCCAGCACTTGATCCGCCTGTACTTACGGTAGCGCCACCAGCCCCTATGGTTATTGTGTAGCCAGTGCCGGGAGTTGTAGCCACAAGCCCTTGAGCAAATCCTCCACCACCGCCTCCATGAGCCGTATTGCTAGCGTTATATACGCCACCGCTCCCACCAGCGCCCCAAACAAGCACCATAGCTCTGGTTATTCCTGGCGGTGCTGTCCAAGTTCCTGAGTTGTAAAACACTTCGCAGGTATTAAACTGCCCCTGACCTGCTTGATAAAACTGGGTTAAATTGCTCATTACACGAGCCTCCAAGTAGAACCGTCAAAAACCAAAGTAAATGTAGCTTCTTCAATCGAACAGATCATGTCTTCGGATAATCCCTCAATGGTCTGACCATTCCTGCCAACCGTTAAAGGGTATTGATCCCAAGTATAAGATCGGTCCGAGAATGTGACCGCCGCCCCTGTTGATGGTGAAGCGGGGAGATTAACAGTGTAAGCGCCAGCCGATGTATCGACAAGATATGAACTACCGCTGGAAGCGGTTGTCGCAGAAGTGATTACTGACCAAGACCCTCCCCCTGACGCGCTTAAAGTGCCTGCAGCAAACGAGAGGTTAGAGCCAATCGTCACGTTGCTAAACCCGCCCGACCCGTTGCCGTACAGGATGCTTGTGCCGCTCGTTGCTGGTGCGTAATCCGTACCTGAAACAGCGGCAGAAATCGCTGTGCCATTACCCTTCAACACGCCTGAAATAGTCGTTGAGAGTGTCAGTGCGGGTGTTGCCCCACCAGAACTTGATCCAGCAAAACCATTAGAGGTTGCTACGGATACCGCTGTAACGGTTCCCGTTGACGCCGCGACCCAGGTGGGCGCACCTGAGCCGTTTGATTGAAGAACATATCCCGCTGTGCCTGCTGCCGTGAAAGCCACTGCAGATCCAGTACCATACTGAACACCGCCAGCAGTAGGTGTCACGGTACTCGACCCGTACCCGACGGCCAACAACCTGACATTACCACCGCTGTTCTTGTAAAAGAGCTTGCCGTCTGCGTAGTTCAGCGCCAGTTCCGCGCCGTTTGAGGAGGACGTTAGATTGCTTGCAATAGGCTCAGCAGCAGCCGTCGAGCTACCATAAACGAGGAGTGGGGTATAACCTGACTGGGCCATTAAAAGGCACCTCCATAAATACCTGTAGCTGTTATAACTCCGGCACTAAAATTCCCTGAAGCATCACGAGCCACGATTGTACTCGCGGTGTTTGACGACGTGGCATTTGATGTCACCGTAAAGGTAGCATTTGATGATTGATTTGCGGTGAATGTTTGCGAACCAGACAGACCAGTGCCAGATACAGCAAGCGTTAAAGTTCCATTATTCACGCCAGCAGCGGTTGATGCGACAACCCAACTAGGGGCGGCAGCACCGTTTGCTTGCAAAATATATCCTGCCGTGCCAGCGGCTAACTGCGCCGTCGTTCCAGCAGCGGACTGATAAGGAATGGTTCCTGCAGAACCACCGGCTAGGTTTGTGGCGGTCGTCGCAGAAGTGGCGGTCGATGCATTACCACTTAAGGTGGCAGTTATAGTACCGGCCGAGAAATTACCAGAAGCATCACGCGCAACAATTGCACCTGCCGTATTTGCACTCGTCGCATTTGACGTTACAGTAAAGGTTTGAGCTGAGGAACCATTGAACGTAGCCGACCCTGTCAATCCGGTTCCGG